TCTTCAAATTTATGAGCAATGTATCCACTACCACCAGCAGCGGTTGTGCTTAAAGTGATGCCAGTTGAAGTGGTCCAAGTCGTAATGGCAGTTGTTGCGCCACTTCCAACAGTTGTAATATTTTCACCTTGACTTATCACTCCATTGCTAATTTGACCATTGTCCATTAGTTCTGCTACAACTGCAATTGGCCATGGAGAGCCGCTCACAGTAACGCTATTGCCGCCTGCAGTTACAGTGGAAGTGGTGCCTGTTGTGACCGTGAAATTAGTTGCTTCGTTGCATCCCAGAGCGATTGGATAACGCACCTCACCATTCGGCTGTCCAGTCGTGGAGTTGAATGCTAGCCTTGGATAGGAACTAGCAAACCACGCTACGTCCTTCGTGTCGTCATAGGTGCCGCTTGCTTGAGGCCATAAGCCAAGCCTCCAGTAGCCCGCGCTGTCTTTGCGATAAATTGTGCCCTGCTCGATGCCACTGGGAATCACTGCGTCTCCTACGGCGTATTCATTAAGTCGCGACAGCGAAACTTCAGCAAGAGACGATGGAAGAACGCGGTCAACTGTAATCTCCGTGAGCCCAGAATTGATTGCCGTGACGTGAGTCATATACACGCCATTGCCATTAACTTTTACGCGACGACCAGTCAGGTAGTTAGTGGTTCCGCTTACTTCAGCGCTAATATCTGGGAACTGTCCTGACGCAAGCACAAACTTCGTGCCTTGATTAACGCTTCCAGAATACGTTGCGCTGCTGCCTCTTGAAATTGACGATCCAGTACCGTAGCCATATTGCACGCCACCACAACTGTTACTTCTAAGGATAAGATCAAACCTCGCATCAACAGAAGCATAAGCGGAAAGGCTTATTGGATAGACAGCCCTTTGATTATCCACTCCATTGATCTGCCCCTTAATGTTCAGGCCAAGCAAAGAACGACTATTGGTGTCAATATTTTTCGGGCTTTCAAGATTAGCAGCACCCAAAATAACAGTACCTTTATCGCCGCCATCGATGTAGACGCTACTGCCGTAAAGATTGATAAACGTGGGAGCTTCAGCCCCTGCAACGCTACGAGTTGATGTGAACATTCGCATATAGGCACTACGAAGACTGGGCTTGGTGTTTTGATTTTCGACAACGATGTAATGCAATTCCACCCATCTTGCCTCTCCATTGCCATCTGGCACATAAACCATGAACTTAGCACCAACAGCGCCATACCAACTGAATTCAATCTTGAACATTGTCACTCTGGACAAGTCAAGATTCCAACCAGTTAAACCCTCGTTTGCGAAAATGCCATCACCGGACCATTCGTCCCTGGGAATTTTTAACGTGGGAAGACCAGGAGATGTGCGAACAATATAAAGATCAACACCACGCTCTAGTTGAAAATAATACCCATCACCATAGTCATTCTTGCAGCCCCATTGAATAACCTCGCCCTCTGTGTCCGTAAGCGTTGACATGCGAACGCCCATAGTGAAACCAGTGACGCGACCAGGCTGGTATCTGAAAGCGCGTTTGCTAGTCCATCCAGCAGTCATCACGCCATTGGTGTAACCACCAGGAAACCTGCCTGAGTTATCATCAAACAAATAAGTGAAGCTTTTTGGCGGAGGATAACTATAAGCTTGAATTGCGCTTTCGGTACTTACATGACGAGTGTATCTCCCGTGATTAATCCCACTGGAATCTGGCTGATTTGTCCAGTCGGTAGGATCACTAAAATAAGTGTAAAAAGAGCTTGCCGCCCATTCTTTGCTATTAACGCCATAAATATTAACAGTATCAAGCAAATTTAACGCCGTTTCAGAACGCGGCACACCAAGCAAACTAACTTCTACTTCACTAAAAGACCTGTTAACTTGATCAACAGTAACTGGAGTTTCGTCGTTAGTAACAACGACAGGTTTGCAGTTGTTGTTTGACGCTAATGCAACAGTCTCCTGCGTTTCTCCTGTCAATTGCTCTTGAGTATCAGGATCAACAAGCTCTTGTCCAGTAAGAAAGTCAATCAGTTCATTGTCAACAGTAATCGTCCCCGCAGGCTCAGCATCCTCCGCAATTTGATAATAATCCTCAATATTATCGCGATACGAGCTTGTCATTAGCTCGCCTCCTTAAACTTGTTCTTCCCACGTTAGCGCAGCGCTCATGTCAACACTGCCCGTCGCAGACTGAGCAAATACATAAAGGCTATCGCCTTCAGAAGCAGTCAATGGATAGGAAAGGTAGTCTTTGTTGTAACCAAAATAAGGCGCTAAGTCAATATCAACACCACCAGCACCAACAAAGAACGTGGCAATAACAGTGCCGCCAGTTACAGTATCAACGCCTGTACTTGTTGAATACTCAATTGGACTAAGGGATCCAGCAGAGGAGAATGAAGGCGTGGAGGACACGCTTGAGGGATTCTTGATAAGCTTTACCGTAGCCCTGCCGCCACTACCAATACCAAGCCTTGTGGGGTACACTTGCATGCGATTACGGATGGAGTTGATCTCCTCTTTCGTTTGCAATGCAATTAACGTGGTGCCACTGGTGTCAACACTACGGTCAGTGGCGTTACTTTGCGAACGCGCAACAATCGTTCCCTTATCTCCTCCATCGATGTAATAAGAAGCACCGTATTTATAAATAGCGTTTTCGTTGCCGCTACCGCCCTTCTGGACGAGATAACTGATAGGAAGCGTTGGATTGCCGAGACTGGGGCTCGTAAGCTGATTCGAGGCGCGAATGTGATGGACCCTCACCCATCGAGCTTCTCCTGCCGTTGTAGCGTCAGGAACATAAGCCAGGAAATGGCCGCCAACGGCACCGTACCAGCTATATTCCATTTTGAACATCGTAACTTTAGAAAAGTCAAGATCCCAAACACTGGTAGCCGTCGCAATGTTGCCATTGGCATCTTGCACCACATCACTATTTCCATAGCTCACAGAAGGAGCAGTGGCGGTGCCTCCGACAGTAACAGTAAAGCTTGATTTGCCCGGTGTGCGGTCGGAGTAATATCGAGTACGGGTTTCACCATCTAAACGATCATGGCTGAAATATTTACGCGGTACGCGATATTCGTAAGTGTAACGATAGTCATTGGGGACAGTCAAGAAGTTTGATGCAACACTGGTAAGGCCATCAGACGATGCAATGCTGCCAATGCTGTTACCAGCACCACGCAAACTAAGGTCAAACAACGCTGCATGAATGTAAGTGAGGCCAGCCCTCACGATCACAAGGTCAGTGCCAGCCGTGCCAATATCACCATCAGAAGCATTAGGAGTGCGAATGCCAGTCTCGTTGCTCTCAAAAGCACTGCTCCGCCTCACGCAGTAAAAATTAAATTCCTTATCGTTGATGCCAGTTTGTCCACCACCTTGCACTTCAATGTAATATCCATCTTTCTTGTCAAACGCACCAAATTTCTTGACGTCCGTGTCGTCAGTTGTGGTGTTCATCCTCACGCCGAACGTAGCGGCACTAACACGACCAGGCTGATAACGGAAGAATCGCTTGCTACTTAAAATTTCATAGTCATTTGTAGTTGCACTACCAACTGCAACTTCAGCAGCGCTTTCTGCTGGCAAATGCGTAACAGTACCAGCGCCTTCTTCTTGCCATTCGCTAGGGCTCACGGCATAAGTGGTGACGTCAGCAAAAATACCAAGCGCAACTTCAGCGCGAGGAATGCCAAGCAGGCTAAGGCTAACTTCAGTGATTTGTTGATTCTCTACAACAACAGGAACTGCTTCTTGGTCTGACGCAATGACAACAGGAAGGCTGTTTTTTGCCAATTGAGGGCCAGGAGGGATTGGTGCGGTACGGCCAACCGTAACAACACTTACGCCTTCTTTTAATTCGTCAGCCATGAGAATTTACGGGAAACAATTGGAAAGAGTGTTGCCAACAATAACACCACCAGCAACAACAGTGTCTTGCTTTAGTCTATAAACCGAACCGCCAATGGCAGCATTAGTAACACCAGAAAGCGATGGAATAGTGAATGTGTAAGGAGCCCGATAACTGATGTCGGTTAGTCCACTGTAAATGGTGGAACTTGTACCATCATAATTGATTGACGATTCAGTGGTGCCACTAAACACAACTCGTTCCGTAGAAGCAAGACCATGATTGATTTGAGAAATAAAAATACCACTTGCAACTGAAATTAAATTTGAAAGTTCTTGCTCTCGCTCAATCCTTACATCCCAAAACATAGACAATGGAAGAGAGCCTTGCTCTTGAGCGTAAGTGTTTGGGAAAAAAGTGCCTCCAGTTGAAAATGGTTGATCATAGTTGTCCCATATTGTGCCAGTCTGACTCGACGTAAGCCAAAGCCTAATGCGACCGGCGCTCAATGGCTCTTGCTCCTCAATATTGATGTCAACAATTTTTGTGTACGAAGTGTCAGAAGTTTTTTTCCAGACAGAAGAACACACTACAACATCATTTAAATTTACTGGCGTGCCATCTTCGTCTTGTAGCAACAAACTAATGCCATCAAAAAAATCACGCCGCAATAAATGCAGGTTGATGACCGATAATGGAGTTGTAGTAAGGAAAGTGCTCATGCCGCAACTTCTCGATAAGTGAGCATTACGGTGTAGTCGGCAGAACCTGTCAGTACGGCATTAATCTTTTCGCCAGAACTGCTCTCAAATAACCCAAGCGAGTTGCTCATGGTTAAGTTCCCTTCGCCAGCAATATGGAAAGGAGGCGTGAGGTCAGTGGAGGCGCCACTTTGAAGTTGCACTGTGCAGCCTGAGTTAGCAGTAATCGCCATTGCTATCACCCGAAGCTTGGTACTTGCCACTGCAGCAATCACGTCACTACTAACGCCACTGGCGACAAAAGCGCTTTTCAGTGCTGAAGTAAAGGCATCGTTATGTACTAAATATGGATCAGCAGTTGACCCAGCACCAGTCGCTTTTACATAAGCAGCATTGCCAGCAGCGTCAAGTCCGTAAAGATTGGCCATATCAAAGAATCAAGAAAATGTAGCGTTGGTTTGACACTCTAGTGCCATTGGAAAATGATACTGTAGAACTTGCCGTGAAATCAAAGACAAGGGCGCTTGATAATTCAACAATACTGTAAGCATAAGGAGAACGCCTACCGTTGATTCCAATTGTAGCAATTCTTGCGCGATAAGAAGGGTTGATTGCGTAATTGTCAGCAGGAAATCTTACAAAATTACTAGCAGTGTCAGCAATTCGTACCCATTGATCATCTGCTGTATTAAGAATATCAACTTCAAACTTTTGAATAAAAGGGTTGTTTTCGGGCGGATTCCAGCAAATCGCAGGATTAATTACATTCAAAACTGAATAGGCCGAATACTGCGGAAACTTCCATCGAATTTCGTTATAGGCCATGATTAGTAGCTCTCCAAGATAATACTGCCTGTCTCGATTGAAGGCACGGCCTGAACACTTGCTGTTGACTGACGACCCAAACCAATATAAGTTGAATTGTCCACAAGGTTAAATTTCGACTCGTCATACAAAGCCCCTAAAACTGTCACCTGACCACTGTCCTCAGACACTGAAATAACTCTGAACTTTCTAACGCTATCGCCATCCTCCTGCAACACCCATGGAGCGCCCGCTACAGGGGCCGCAGAGAGGGCTGGAGACAGCGAAAGCGCTGTCGTGGACCCTGCGCTATTGGTTACGGCGCGAGTCTCTACAGAGCCGTCTGGAAGCATTACAGAGGCTTGATAGGAAGAGCCTCCGACAATGACGAAAGAAGAGTCGATGGAAATAGAGCTAGTTGTACTACCAACAACTCTTCCCCCATAGCGCTTGCCCCCCTTGGCCGGATCAGCAACGCCAATCACCTCCCCAGGAAGTATGAAAAATCCTTCAGTTGCAACCTTAAAAGTTATGATCTCTGTTTCCAGTTGATCACTCAATAATGTCCATCGACCAATGCGTTGTGCCTGTCCTTGAGATGTGGTGCCAAATGCCCTAACATCAACCTCCCTGTACCCATAGCGATCAATGCCTGCCCTGTCTTCAACATATTCAATCTTGGCCTTATAGAGATCATCCGGGTCGTTCCAGGAAACCAACGCAACTGTTTTTCGCGCTTTTCTTGCAGTGCCTTCGTATTGAAATGGCGGAGACGCAACATTACCGTCATCATCGACTTCTTGAATCACATTGGCGGGTGAAAAGATCTTTGTAATAGGTTTTATTTTATCTTGAATTGCAACAATCGTTCCTTCGCTGAAATACAGCATACCACGAAACGCTGCTGCTAATGCATTCAAAACTTCATACGCTTCCGCCCTGTTAGTAACATAAGCGTTAAACGTAAAACGCGGCTCGGATCCACCCCTGCCGTCTGGCACAAGCTCATCACAATGTTGAGCAATGGAATAAAGTGAATAAATGTCAATGTCATTTTCTGTGACAAACTCTCCCGCTCCATAGCGAGTATTTGTTAATAAGTCATAAAAAACCCACGCTGGATTATTGGAGTAGACAGTCTGAAATGTACCGTCCCAAATGCCGCTATAAGACCGTGATTCTGCATCGTAATTACTTGGCACTTTAATCTTGGTTCCCAATATCTCAACTGCTACCCGAGGAACACTTGTAAACTTTTCAGCATCAACCTTGACGCCAATTAATGCACTATTTGGATAACGAAATGATTTTTCGTAAATTCCAACAATTGCCTTCCAAAACAAATCATTGGAAATATTTGTTGTAGTAGGATCGTCCGTAAGGCGCTCTAATGTAACAATCCACGGGCCGTTGCCCGTTAATTCATATTCATATTCAAAATCAACAGGGCCTCTACTTTTGCCATTAATAGTTTTGTTTTCGTTGACAATATCAATGCCTCCAATTGGTCTAATTTTGATACTAAATTTCAAAGAACTTTTCTTCACGTCACCACTATCAGTGTCAATCTCAAATAACGAGCCAATACCAACGCGAATACGAACACGATCAATCAAACTTGTAAATGTTGTGCGAGCAACAGCGCCAACTGCTTTTGTTAAACGCACTCCAACAGATTGCTCAGTTCTAACATCATCAAAATCTGGAATGGCACTTTGGTTTTGAGTGCCGGTTCGATATTGAATATTTAAACTTTCTTCTGTAAAATTTAAGCTTCCATCTTCATTCTTAATTGGCACCGTATCAATGTAAGTTCTCTTAAGCGGATCATCCCCTGACGCAAAGCCTTGCACCTCTCCTTCTGCTATAACTGCCAACACAGACGCTTCCGCTCGGCTTCTTAGAGACTCTGGATCTTCCTCAGGCTCTCGCCCTCCTCCTCCTCCGCCGCCGCCTTTTCCGCCGCCGCCGCCGCCGCCAGAGCCGCTAACTTTGACCGACCATCC